GCCCAGGTACCCCCATTATTGTAGATTGGGGCAGTACCAATTGGGTTAGCTGGGGGTACGCCACCATTTGTATACTGCGTTCCGCCACCGAAAGATGTAATCGCATCGCCGTTGGCATCAACGATTTGGGTCGCTAAAGGGTTGGAATCGGTTAGATCAAAGACCGTCGCCTTAATGGATGAGTTCGAACCATCTTGAAGTGAGATCGAAGAAGCGCCAAAAGTAGCATTCACATTAAGAATGTTGTTGGTGCTGGACAAATACTCTTGTCGGCCAGTAATCGTGCTCTGTGCGCTTAGCCCTTCCCTCTGGTTGGGCGTAATTGCCTTACTAGTCATGAAAAATTCCCCTAAGGTTGGGGAATATCCGCTCCTATCAGTATACACCAGTAACTAGAGGTCTAAAAGCGCTGCGTTCTGGCGGATCCTATCCTCTTTGATGTCCGCTTTTTGTTCCCTTATCCGCAGAATTTTCTCTCGATCATCCAGCGCCCTCTTACGGAGAGCAATATCCTCGCGTTGCACCTCAATTGAGGCCGTTTCCTGTTCGACTTCCTGACGTATTGAGGCCATTTTGGAGTTTGCAGCGCTTATTTCCTTAGCCTTCTGCTCCTTAATGTCCGTTAAAGCCCCCTGCGATGTCTTGATGAACTCCTCTAGCTTGGACTTTTCGTCGGTGAGACTACTAATCTCAGCGGTTAGATTGGTTATCTCCTCTTTCAGCGCACTCGGGATACCCTCCAGCTCATTGATACGAGACTCGATGCTACTGAGTATTGCTCGGCGTTCAGTAAGGAGACGCTCAAGATCGTCGTTACCTCCCAGAAGGTTTCTTTTTTGGGTCTCAAGATCATTTATCTCTTCGATAAGGCTTCCCTTTTCGTCCTGTAGGTCAGCTATAACCCCTGCAATTCCCTCCTGCTCAAGGTGTAGGTCTTGGAGGTTAACTTTCAGGTCACCAATTTGTGCCTCAAGGGGGCCTACAGCATCTTTAAGTAGCCTCTTTCGATCGGCGAGAAGCTTTGCAGTCTCTTTTTCTATAGTCTCCTTAAGACTACTGAGCTTTTGGCGGACGGCCTCGAGTTCGCGCTGGGCGTTCCCCAGCCGCGTCTCCGCTTGCTCCGCTTCCTGCACTTTCAGCTGGAGCTGTTTGAGCAAGTCCTGGGAATTCTGGCTCATCTTGTTCGTTAACCTTGTTTAAACCTTCGTTGATCTGGGTCTGGACACTTTGTACTGTTCCAAGCACATCTTCCAGGCTTCGAATAGACATCACAATGCGACGTTCCACTTCAACTCGGGTAGTAGGATCGGCTAGGAATAGTTTTTTACCTTCGCGCTGGAGGATCTCATTAACAAGCTGCGTAACAATGACTTTGGCCTCATTGCCCTGCAGGTTAATTGTCCTACCGCTAGGGATATGCACATTACTACTGATAGGGATACGAGCCTGATGGTCAGGATTTTTCAGGTTTAAGCCGTAGTTGCGCGTCACATCTTCTTCAGTACGGGTCAAAGGATTGGTATAACCATCCTTGCGAACCTCAAAGGGTAAACTTACGGGCTTTGACTGCCCCACCTTACCAATGAAGTCAACCGACAATGGGTTAAGGATGGTTACGACTTGATATTCACTCACACCTTCGAGTAGTGGGCGAGGTGCTACATCGTTTTCCTGTACGCTTCCTGGCCCTGCCGCGTTATTTGGTTGCACTCTTCTTGCCCTCCGCCTTTATAGTTTTAGCAGGATCACTGGCCTGCGAGATAAGTTCAGTATATGCGGCAAATTTGCCACGGAGCTGCTCTTGTTCTTTTTCGATAGATAGTCGCTGTCGCTCAAGCTCATCAAAGCGATTACTGGCCTCATCCCTCATCTGAGTAAGTTTTTCCACGTCCATATATGCCTATTGTAACACTCACAATAAGATTGTGAAAACTCGGCGTGAAACTAAAAGAGGCCCAAAGGGGAGAGCCTCTTTTAGTTTGTCTGTTAGATCGTCTTTAGGAGTACGACCACATTCAGACCGGCCGTTGACTGAATCGTGTTAGCGAAGTCAATTGCAAGACGGTCACCGACGGCGAGCTGCAGACTTGCGACTGTGCCAGTCAGTGTACCCGTCTGTACCGTGTTCGCTGTAGCGTTCAGGTCAAAACCAGTATTTGTGTTGTTAGTCAGGAGATCGGTACCTGCTCCGGGAGCGGTCGTACCGGTGTCCTTGGTGACCTGGAGCGCAGAAGCGCCGCCCGCTGCTACCGCGTGTACTTCGTAAGCAGCAGTTACCTGACATGCCACAGGGGCGGTAAAGATCACGCGATCCGTTGCAGCCTCAGTAGTCTGACCAATGTAGTTAACTACGAACGATTGACCAGTCACCCCGCCGGTTGCAGTGATCGCACCTGTGACAGCTAGCGTTCCAGAGAGGGTTGAGTTCCCTGTCACCGCTAGCGTTCCACCAACAGAGAGGTTGGCGCTCGTACCACTCAGAGTGACAGGCAGCTTCGTTTTGAAGCCACCTGCAATCTTAAGTGGTTCGTAGTTTTCGAGGTATGCACCACTAGACATAGCGCCCCCTACTGTGGGTTAACCGTTAGGTAGACCGCACGGTACTCGGTAGATACTGCAGTGATAAGAGTGTAGCCAACCTTAGGCTGCACTGAGGCCGCACCATCAACGTCGACTGCACCGTCGGTGGTCGCGCTTGGGATCACGCTGCCACCAACTGCAGGAGTACCGTTGGCCAGAACCGAAGCTGGGCCACCAACCTGGAACCAGGCGTAGTAGGTGTCGGCAACAGATACCAGCGGAACACCGGTCGCAAAGATTGCGGTTGCTGCAGTGTGGTCTGAAATCTTCATGCTCGAGTATGGGCTTGGCTGAACGCTGAACTTCGAGTCAGCGACAGCGGTTGCTGCATACAGTGAGTCCTTCAATTTCAGGGTGACGGAGTTGCTGTTACCAGCGGTTGCTGCAGTGTTGCCTACGATGAGACACATCTGACCAGCGCCAGTACCAGCGTTCACGTAGAAGTAACTTCCCTTGAACAGGTCAGTTGCTGCAGTCGTGCCCAGTGTAAAGGTGACCTGGTTTGTACCGGCTGCATAGGTTACGCCTGTGCGGTTTACATAGTTAGCGGTTGAGAGAGCACCTTGGGTAAGCTTACCCGGTGCCAATGCGGTACCACCGCCAGTACCGTTGCGACCGTACGCAAAGGTGCGGCCGTCTGATGTTTGCGCTACCTGACCGAGAAGTTCACCACCTTGAGCCGAAGCCGTGGTGCGAACATCCTGATCGGTAATCTGCATTGCTGCGGAAAGTGCCATAGTATATTCCTTTCCTTTCCTTTCCTTAAGTAGTTGTGATGCCAGTGATCAAAGCGTTACGGTTAGGGTTCAGGCAGTAGAGGTTACCGTACATGACGAAGATGCCGACTTCAGAAAGTTGGTTGACAGGCATCATTGGTGAGCGGAACTGGAAGGCAGAAACCTTGTAGTTGTCGTACGCACCAGTGGTGACGCTTTCGGTCGTAGCGACTACGTTCAAGCCAGTGAGTGGAAGGCTCTTAAACTCGAACCAGTTCTCGTTCAGGAACCACATCTTGCCGCTTGGGCTCTTTTGGTCGCGTACCATTGGCTTGCCACGATAGGTGACCGAAGTTGCACCAGCATTAAGACGGAGCGCATCGCTTTGGCTTGGGTTCTGTTGTACACCAGTACCACCATTGATGAACTCACCGCCCATGCTGCTGTAGGTAGCACGAGAAGTAGGTTCGAGGAGGCTGTCGTACAAGCTCCAAACCGTCTGGTTGGTCAAGATTACGTTTGGCGTCTCACTCATGGTACCCGAGATAGTTGCACCATCGTCGGCGCTCGCCATTGTGGCCAGGTCAAGGACACCGCCAGAAGCAGCAACTAGGAAGGCGTTGATCGTTGGATAGGTCGATCGAGTCAGACCGGCGTAGCTAGAAGTACTCGTACCATCATCTACGATGTTGCCCAGACCGTCGAAGTCGTTACCGATACCAAAGCCATAGAAGATGTTACCAAGGGCGGTAATCATCGAGTTCTGTGCGTATTGGTAAGAAGCCTGGTAGAGCTCAATCACACCAGCTGGAGTGGCGTTAATAGAACGCTCAACAACGCTTACACCGACAGGCTGTGCATACCCAGTTGGGTAGATAGTTGCCTGAGTAGTGTTGAAGTCGATGGTAGTATCGAACGTCTCTGTACCCTTAAAGCTCTGACCAAGGGTCGAGTTGTTAGTGAAGAGCGGGAACTGAAAGCTTCGGCCGTTCCATCGCTTAGGGCGACTGACGACACGCTTCATGATCTCGCTCGATTGGTTGACAGTGTCTACAACCTTCGCGTTGATGTCCTCAAGCGTAATGTTGTTAACCCTGTCATTCTGAGCAGTGGCTGACATTACTTTCTCCTTTACGTGGGGAGAATTCCGCCATAAGAAAATTCCCCATCAGTTTTGATGGGGAATATCCGCTACCTGTATTATCTACTAGCCCAGTACAACAGTCAACTACCAACCGGGGTCAAGATCACGAAGTGTACCTGCACGGCCAACAGCGATACCCTTAGGAGCTGTTGTGACCGGTACGGGCGAGTTACCAGCTATTCGTGCGCCCGCTGCCTTACGAGCTTCTCCTGCGGCCTTGTGAGCCTCTTTGTCGGCCTTCGACTGTTGTTCTTCGCGTAACTCATAGAAGGCTTCGGTGATGCTCATGTCCTTCAGGCCGGCTTTGCGACGAGCCTTGTTCTCTTTGACGTAGTAGTTAAGAAGGTCGACCTGCTCCTTCACACCTGGTTGTTTGGCGATCTGTGGATCACGCCAGTCAGCATCCTTATATTCAGGATCCACTGCAGGCAATCTTCCCTTCGATACGAGGTACTCGATCTCGGCAGCAATGCCATCAATGTTTTGCTGGCGCTCGTTGGCTTTCTCAACCTGGGAATCAAACTCGCTCTTTTGCTTTTCCCAGTCCGCTTTGTCGCGCTCAAGATTGCTCTCCATCTTAGTAGCGAGTCTTTGAGCTTTTAATAGAGCTGAGGATGAGCCAAAGTTGCTATCTTTATCGAGCAAGGCTTCCCACTCGTCAATTGAGTTTACCTTAACAGTCTTACCGTTCTTACCCTCGTCATCATAGACGGTTACTTCGAATGAGTAATCCTTGGGAACAAAGTCGCCGGGATCCTGCACAGTAACAACCGGCTCTGGATCCTCAATCTGCTCAGGCTCTTCGTTCTCCTCTTCTGGAGTCTTAGGCTCTTCCTCTTCTTTCTTGGGCTCCTCAGGCTGAACTAAGCCAGGATCGACAAAATTTGCGTTCTCTTCGAATAGCGCCTTGTCTGCTTCTGTAATGATTGGTGTTCCTTGTGTCTCTTCGCTCATAAAATCCCTTTCTTTTTATTGCGTTGGAACTGGTGGTGCTGCGAGCTGTGGAGCTGCGCCAGGTTGTGGTGGTAGTCCTGTTGGAACGCCAGGGGGCATTCCGGGAGGAGCCATACCATCTGGCGGTGCGCTGCCTGGAGGCGCCATTGGCTGTGGCTGAGGTAGTGGCAACATCTCTGCGTCATCCAATATCTCTTGGAGATTCGCACTATCATTAGCTACATGTTGGACGCTCATGAGGAACGCTAGGATGCGCTGTGCTGCTTCGACATCAGTACCCTGTAGCTTCGCAAATCTATTAGAGGCAACATACTTATTGAAGTAATTGAGGTAATCTTGGTCGTATTCGTCTCGCTCCTCAGGAACCTTGTTGTCTGTCAGGAGCTTAATGTCTGCCTCGGCGTCAGTGTTGATTTGACTGAGCTCGATAGAGCGTGTGTAGCCTTGCGGGTCAAGCTGAGACTTCATGTAACGCTCAGCTCGGACATCTGGGTTAGGTAAACCGAGGTCTTCCATAAGACTACGGTAGTCAATCGCATTACCCGCCTTCCAAAGTTCAAGGGCGGTTGCACGAATCTGTTGCTTGTCCAGTGGGAGCGTGGAGTCTACCTGGACGCCAATCTTCACATTGGAGTCGATCGAATCTCCGTTAATCATAATGAACTCGAACTTGCCATCTGCGCCCTTGCACTGGAACCAATAGTCGTCTGTGTAGTACGTGCGCATCATTTGGAGCTTAATCTTGTAGTACTCCTCCATAGACGTGGAGATAGCCTTTACAAGATCGTCTTGTAGCATACCAGCTTGCTGCTTGACCATCATGTCGCGGCCTAAGGTATCCTGTTGGGAGGGCTGCGCACCCTTAAAGACAGATGGCGTGCCCATCATTTGGTCGATTTCGTTGCGCGCATCAAGCAGGGTGTTATAAACGTATGCCGGTAATTCGGCAGAGGCGACGTTTACGAGTGACTTAGATACATCCTCGGCGTCAGCAAGGGCCACAGTCTTCGCGCCCTTGTTAACAATCTTGTAGGCGTCCTCTTGTGTGAAGGATTTCTTGCTTGCAACCCAGCGACCATTCACATAATCGGCGTTTTCCCAGATTTGACGGCCACGTCGGTTGAGCATTTCCTGCATTGGCTTAGCTTGCTCGAACAAACACGTCTCGTCGATGTAGCTGTGGCCCAGGTTCATGTAGTTAAATGCCACAAAAGGCTTTGGTGGACGGGTCATAACATTGGTCATCTTGTCCTTTTTGTCATCACCGGTGTAGACCCAGTTCGGATTCGGCATCTTATCCAGGATAAGGTTCGTTGGATCATGCAAAAACCAGGCAACGCCCTCTCGAGGTACTAATTTGTCGTCCATATAGGTAAACCAGGCCTCGAAATAGGTTACATAGCGCGACATTTGGGTGAATCGACCCTGTTTAATCGAGAATGCTTGCATAATCTCACCCTTTTTCTTCGGAAAACGAGCGCAAAGCTCTTCTACAGAGCAACGGATACGGTGATAGATCACGTTTGGGTTGGAAAGGTAAGACGCATAGCGATCAATAATGATGTCTTCGGGGTTGCACACCTCAGTAACCACGTCGCCGTACATACCGGCATTAGGATCCCAGCGAAGTTTCAAGTATCCACGCTTACGAGTGATCAGATTAAGGACGGCAGAGCGTGTTTTGGCGTCTACCTTCTCATCTGCGGAGTGTTGGTAGAGCACGCTCTGCAGATCTCTCGCGCCCTTCAGATAGATTTCATCGCTACGACTAGGTGTGAGCTCAGGAACGGCTAGTTGTCCTGTAGCATAGCTTAGGATGGCTCTCACAGAAGAGAACAAACGGTTGTCGATGTACTTTGCATCTGTCCTTAGGAACTCGCGGTCGTCTAACTGGTCACCGAGCAGGAAGTTAACATTATCCTTGTCGCCCTTCTGCAGCTCCCAGGGCCGTTGGTTCCAGTATTCAATGTTTAGATCAAGTGAATCGACCAGCATCTTCTGCAGCCGGTCATCCGGCATGCTAAGGTTGAAGACCTCATACTCCTCATCGGGTAGGTAGGTCTCCATAAATGGAGCTTCATAGGCGTTGTTTGACTGAGTGTAAGGATTGTTTCCGACCATAGAAAAAAGTCTATGGGCGAAGTCCTCTGTTGCTTCCTATTCTACGCGGAAGAGCCATGTTTAGCTAGGCTTTTGGACATCCACCTCTAAAGAAAAAGCTATGCGACAGCGATTGCACGCCCCTCTTCGAGCCAGTTGGTATCCCACACTAGACGAAGTATGCTTGTGCCAGTCGCAGTAAATGACCCACCTGCGACCTTCACATTCGACGGAAGTGTTACCGTGAATCCTCCCGTGATAAATACCACCGTCATTCTCATGCCCGCTATCTTAGCGTTATTAAATGTGAACGATGTGTTGGCAGATAGTGTAAACACTTGGTAGTCGCCGTCGGTTAGATCAACAGTGCGCGTTGTCGATACCGTGGCTGCGTTCTTTCGTACTGGGTTAGCGCCGACTACGTTAAACAGTGAGTTGCTAAACCCACTGAAGTTACCGACACCGAAACAATTTATAACCGATGAGTTACTAAAGTTGTTAGTGCTGCAAGTGTTGTCAACGTTAAACCCAACGCCACCGCAATCCCTCACAAGCACATCATAACGTCCGTTGGTCACACCAGATAGGCTGATACCGTCACTCGTTGCATTAGACACTATACCTGATATAGCAAGGCCATCCACGTTCTTGGCAACGATGCCATTCGTACAGCCCGTGGCGTCAATGTTGTTGCCAATACATACGACGTTCTTGCATTGGCCAGAAGCATTGCTTGTGAGGCGTATATAGCTGTTTTCAAGCGTATTGTTTGTGATGTTGATATAATGTGACTCCTGATTCGCTGAAGCGTCGATGATGAAACCAACTTGCGACACGTAGCCTGTTCCCGGATTGCGGATCGTATTACCAGATATGATTGACTGGCGGTGTGGCCACTGCTCAGAACCGAATATCATACCGCCAGCGACAATGTTGTTCACGAACTTAAGCCTATATGCACCTACGATGTCAAAGGCATTCGTGTAGTTCACCCCCTGTGTGGCATCTTGCTCGATGAAACTGTTGGTCACGATAATATCGCGGACACCTGCCCCAGTACTATTCAGTGGGCCACCACCAATAAGATCATTTCCGCCTCGTCCGGTGATACGACACCGATCAACGATCACGCGTTGGTTAACATTCGTACCGCTAGCCGATGTGAAGATGCCGAACCCACTGCAGTTAAGGAAGGAACAATCGCTAAAAGTTATGTCAGACGACGTGACTCCAGATGAATCGCCAATTTGCACCGCTTTATCCGTAGTACTATGCGCGCTCGCATCAACGTTAAGGCCTTGTACCCTACACTTGGACACACCGAGAGCTATAAGGCCCTTACCTGCAGCAAGGGTGACATTCACGCTACTATCGAATACGACCGTTACGTTACTCTTCAACCGAAGGTGGTCAGTTGGGGCGAAGGACAGTGGGCCGCGGACATACAGTTGCCCACCGCCTGCAGTCGATAGATCGCTCACTGCGGTGTTAAATGTTGCATAGTCAGATGTACTGGTCAGCACTCGGTCGGTGTTAGCTATACCAAGGGTTAGAATGGCTGTTCGGGCAGAGATGTTACCGCTCAACAATCCATTTATTGTAACAGTGTCGTCAAAGATAGCCGGCTTTCCCGTACGGAAGCCGTTCTGCATTATGTCTGGATCGTAATTTTCCGCGTACTTGCCGCTTCCCATAAGAAACATTCCCCACTAGGTAGATGGGGAATGTCCGCTAGGCTCATTATACCTTGCGTGGTGCTTTCTCCCCTAACATGAAGTAGTACCAACGATTACAGCGTCCAATCCCTGTAGGACTGCGGCCATCACAACGTACCCCTACCATGACGAGCTCACCATTGTGCATGTCCATGACGTCGCTAGCTGCGACAACTTCAGTATTCGAAAGCTCGCACACTTTCCAGTTACAGTTATGGCAATTGAACGTCCAGTACCGTGGCCTGTCCGATCGCTGCAGTGTTATGAGTACCCTATATCGTCTGTCTTGTTCTTCCATCACATCTCCTCGAATGTTTCTTCTACTGTGCTTCCCAATGAAGTCCTGAGCCTACCATCACTTACAATCGACTCAGTAACTGGCGAATCGCTCGCCTCATATTCCGGCTCTATGAACTGTGATACACCGCCCATCACCCTTCCTAATCCAATGCGGCAATAAGCCGTTGCGAAGCTGAAGTCGCTCAGTTGTCCCTCCTTCTTGAGCCATTCGCTCTTTACCCTGCCGTCTTCTTTCTCAACTGTTGTGCGGTAGATGTTAGACCAATCCTTGATATAGTCCTCAAGCGCGTATGGATGCTCTCTGAACAAGAACTTAGCCTCGGCAATCTCTGTAGCCACTAAGTCCAACAGACGCGTCCTGTCGGCGTATACAACGCTACCGTTCCACTTAAGAATGTCGAGGCCATCCATTTGCTTGAAGTAGCACATATACCAGTCTGGATACTTCTTAGCCATCTGCTTTGGCATAGTGGAATATGGGTTAGGGTCGCAGACAACAATGGCGTTGTACATCAGCTTGAGGTGCTCTATCTCTTCCCAGCTCTTGGCCTTACCATGTGCAAACACTCCTTGTGGCGTAGCAGCAACCCATATCTGTTCTGACACGTTCTGATCGACACCAATAGCTACGTTGATGCGTGGAATGGTACTTGGTGCGCAGGCTCGGAGGATTGTCTCGCGGTTCACGATCATATCACTTGGCGTATAGGCCTTACCAAGCACAAAGTTGTGGAAGAAATCGATTGAGCTTTCTTCTTTCTGTTCGATGATTCGCTTTGCACTGACCCAAGGTGCCATCATCTGCGAGAACCAGTAGCCATGCCTGTCTCGCCCGGGGTATTTTGCAACCCATTCACCATTGCGCCGGTCTGAATCGCTTAGCTCTTCGTTGCAGCTACCACAGGCGTAGATAGCTCGCTTCTGATCAACGTAGTGGGTCTTCCTAGCCTCATCACGTTCGAAGTCCATATACATCTGGTGATTACAGTGGTGGCAGGTAACAATCCAATGTCGCTGATCTGAGTCGTTATAGAGTGCATCCACGCCAAACCCAACGGCACTGGGGTTACTAAATCGCCAGCGCCAGCCCCAGTCACTCGCCTGAAGACGTGAGTCATACGTGTTAAGTACGTTCATATCTAGGCAACGATCATACTCATCAATCACTAACAGGTCAGCAGACGTGCTAATAGCCTCTCTCTGCGATGATGAACCCTTATAGTGGATGAATCTATTCCCCACTTGTTTAAGCGTCACAGAGTCCTTTGAGACCATGTTCTTAATTGCTTCATTGCTCGCGATGAGTGGGTCAACCTTAGGGTTTACGAATCCCTTCACGATGTCCTGCGTCGGGAGTACATAGATGGTGTTCAATCCCTCGTACTTAGCCAGCCATGCGGACTTGAGGATAGACAAAACAGAGAAGCCAATCTGTGCTGACTTCTTCGACACGATGTCATGGTGCATATCATCAAAGGGCTCAATTAAGAACCGATGGTTTTTGAACTCTATCGGCTGCTGGTTTTCGTTGATGATGCTGTTCGCTACTATCCACGCTGTAGGAGACAACCCGTTAAGGTTGCTCATCTTTGCTCTTTTGTTTCAAAAACTCAGTCCACTCCGCTACAAGTGCTGGGTCGTTCACCCCACCATCTGGCATAGGATTCTCAGGGTCGTTGCTATGTACCATTTTCTGGCCATAGCCATGATTAGCTAACCAATCAGCCCATTGCTTATCACCTGCAGCTGCCTTACGCATTGCTACAGTCACGATGGCTTTTGCAGGCACACCATCAAATTTCTTATAACCCTCTTTCGGATCAACGAGAAATATCTCAAAGTTCTCGTCTTCCATCATTTCCTGAATGCGAGTAGAAAGATGCTTTATTCCTTTAGGCATACCTGCAGGATTACCAGATTGTCCTGGTTTCCACTGTGTATCTTTGTTCGGAAAAGCTCCCACGTGACTTATACCTGACCTTTTTGAGAAAGTATGTTGTTACTACCATTATACTACAGTGAAAAGTCTGTGTGAAAGGTTATTTGCTAATTCAAAGTAATACGCTTTTTTCTTACTAAGGGCCATGCGATGCAGTTTTAATGCGTCGCATGTGTTAAGTAATATGGATAATTCGTTCTAGCTGGGGTTGTAAGGATACCCCCCTAGAATTTATTATCTTCCGTCAAATTTGCCGACAGTGTGAATGGCATTAAAGTAATGATAGCCTCGTAGCTCTTCGGCACCAATCATGGTTTCGTCCGCCTGTGCATATTCATGAGCCAGATTGAATATCTTACTTGCCGTGTCTGCAGGGTCACAATAGCCAGCGTCTTCAATGGCCTGTTTGATATAACCAATGTAAACAGTTCGCCTATACTTTGTTACTTCCGTGTCACCTGGCAACGCCTTTTTTAGCGCCTCCTCTAATCTCTTGTCTAAGTCACTCATAGTTTATTTATCTTCTCTCTTAATTCAGTAAGTTTGCTCATTCTTTCTCTCCAAATACTACAGCGCGATAAGCACCAACATTACAGGTTAGGCAGCGCCAGATAGTACGCTCAGGATTTACACAATTCATGGCACCGTGCTCTTTACATTCAGCGACCCAGGTTGGATGAGGCAGTACCTTATTGTCAGTTATATCCCGCTCGCGGCGGAAGGGATCAATCTTTTTAGAGCCACGTAGAGCGATTGCGTTCATAGTGAAATCACGTCGGCCTAGGTCTTCCGTGATTGTCTTCACGAACTCAACTGTGGGCTTACGGGAGCCTGTATACACTTCATTCCGGAAGGTAGTAACCTCAACAAAGTCCTTGTCTACTTTGAAGCCAATAGTCCCAAATCTCTTACCAGTGGTAAAGGCCCGTTTGCCAGCATCTTTGACTCGTTTCTCTATTTCTTCTGGTAAAAGTGGGGTGCAGAAATCATAGTCCTTAGGGGTTCTACCAAGAAACATATCGCGAACAGAGCCACCAACTAAATAGACGGGAGCAATGATAGCTTCAACCTCTTGAATCTCTCTCACGTCGTTTCCTCCAATGGCTCTACAAGTGGCTTATGGGTTGATACGATGTGACCCTCTATATAAGTAATCAAGTCATCGCCGGATCGATTTACCATCTGTAGGTCTTCTAAATCTTCCCTATTGAAGCGGAAGTCAATCTTATAATACCTAAACGTTATAGTCCCGGTTCCTGGATCTTCATATCGTGTAAGCTGCTTTGCTTCTGTTCGCCCATGAGACTCTATTTGATAATCCCAGTCGTCATAATACTTTTTTAGCTCCGCATCAGTAAACTCGCGACCTGTAATGGGACACATGCTTATGTGGTCGAACTGAACTTTGGTATCTAGCTCCCAACTTCCCCCACCACCACTTGCACTGAAGCCTTTAATACCTCCAAAGAAGCCACGGGTCACGCTTGAATGAACCGATGATACGTGCCCCTGGCCTTTGGTTATTGGGTTATCTACTATCCGCATCGTAGGAATCTCGTCGGTTACTGCATAGGGACTTGTACTTTCAGCTTCGGCGCGGTGTTGAATATAAAATTTGCGAGCAAAGTATGCTGCGAACATCCGTTCAACATAGGACTCACGCATTACAGATGTTAAACTAGCCATTACCTGTCTCCTCTGGTTCTGTACGAACTGGCTCGGACTTAATTTCTGCCACTGTAGACGGATGTAAGTCTGTGCCGAGGTACTTAGGGTCGATCTCGGCGAACCCACCAGGTACCTTTGCCCTAAAACCAGTTGCTTTACCTTTTTCGTCTTGTGTATTCATCCCGATAACCCTGAGCTCAAAAACAATACCGTGACGCTCAATTAAAACGACGCCGCCATTCTCTGCCTTGTTAAACGCTTCTCTTGTATTAGCCCTAAACTCAGATAACGTGTACTTCATGTACTTAGTGTACCATTTGTACATTTTGTACGCAATGCATTGACATTCTCAAATGCTTATGCTAATATACTTATATAGTCAGTTAGCAGTAAAGCATACACAGCTGCTGGCTCATGGAAGACAACATAACTCAGCAGTAGTTCCCTGGTCTTCACTGCAACTAAAATAACCTCTGACGTGCGAGCCGGAGGTTATTTTAGTTGGTCGTTTCGCGGTAGTATGCTTAACAACGTAATTATACCATAGGACGGGGCCGGGCTCTAACCGACACTTTCCCTCGAAGAAGGCTAGTCTAAACAATTAGCATACCCGTCCATAATGCCCCCAGGCATACACCACTAGAAGTGGTACTGAGGGCTTACTTAGTATATCTCATTAGAATCATAGGGACGAAATCCATGGCTGCACAAATAACGAGTCCAATCGCCCAATTGTTCCACTTTCTAAGCTTGGGGCAGCCTGAAATTAACCAGACAATAAGCCAGATTAGTAGCATCTTACTTAGGCCGCTTAAACTTCTTATAGTCTTCTGGTGTTTCACCCTTTAGGTGTCTATATCTCACTTCGAATACCGTTAGAACAATGGCTATGATTCCGGCCACTAGGATTGCACCATATACTAGATAGATCATGTGTTTATTCTACTCCTCTTTAAGGTCTGTTGTTCTGTCACGGTTGGCCGCTGGCCCTGGAGGGCTTAGGCGGCTAGCTCGAAGTAGCAAGCAACTGCGCCAGCTATCGGTAGCACTGAGAGGAAAAATAGCGTAAAGGCTGCACCCACCTGACCGTCACCAACATTACCTCCGAAGAGACCGATATACAGCAAAACGAAGCTCGGGATGATACATGCCAGGGTCGCGAGACCCGCGATAATCAATCCAGTTATCAAAAGTACTTTCTTCATCACCTTACCTTTCCTGTTTAGGTTACTGGAGCTGGGATAGCATCTCGTCGAAGTAACTGTCAGGAACGGCATAGAATGGTTGCTGTAGGCCGCCGTCCGCAAATATGCACTCCTCGCGCTTGCTTCTTAGCTGCGTTACCACCCTCGTTACTGCCGCTGCTTCTCGTTTGTGTAGCTCTCGCGAAGAATTTAGAAAGTACAGCTCTATTCGTGCGATGTACTCCATATGCCGAGGCGAAAGGGTCTTGAACTCGCTGCTAGTAGCAAAATCTTTAATCATGGCCAAGCACTGCGCCGTACTTGGTGTCTCAAGCATCGGCCTCACCCGCTCCGACACCAAGACCACTGAGTCTTCATCACCTTGTGAGCGGGAGGGTGGAGGGGTCATGACGTGCGCTCCAAATCTTTGCGCAAGCGTTCCACGACATCTTGTGGCGAATGGCCGTCCCACTCGGGAGCCTTTTCGACTTCATCAATCTGGAATAAAGGCCAGTCATTCATTTGATAGTGGTTCGTGACCTGACCACTTGGGAGGTCAACAGATACAACAAACCAACCACCACCGAAGCACAACTCGCCATCGCTATGACGTTTACTCTTTACAGGATGGGGCCCACTAAAGTATTCATCATACATGTAAGCCATTAAGTTGAACCATTCAGCGTTGTAGAGCATCCGAAACTCGTACAGCTCATCAAAAGTGTGGTAGCCATCGCTAATACCACCCGTGTCTGGGTATTCTGTCTGGCCATCCTCGTTAGTAACCCAAACACTCATTCCGTCTTCTCCTTCTGCCCTGTGGTGAGGTGGGCCTGAACCTCTTTCACGATGTCTGCGTAACGAGCGCGGTTCCATACCTGCTGTTCATCATCCCAGTGCATCACATACCAGTTAACGTCAACTTCGCCGTTGCCATTTATTGGGGTTCTTATCGGCGGTCTGGGCTAGGGCATCCTCTGCGCCGTTGTTATAGCCACGCTCATAGGACGCAGCTACCTGAGCGGCGGTGTGAGCTTCTACGTCATCCAAGAAGTCGGAGCACTGCTTGCAAGGGGCATCAGCCGTGCAGCTGTATTTACCGCTGGAGCAGCACTCGCAGCATGGCATGTTTGTCCATAGTTGTTTCCGTAGCTCTGCTGAGTCTTTAGTGCTCCCAAGCTGATGATTGTCAGCGTATTCTTTAATATGTTCGCGTATTGGGCTACTCATTACTTCCCTCTGTTCCCGACTGAGCCATTCCAGTGCCGTGACAGCTCTCGCAGAGCTTTACATTACTAATAAGCCACCAAGCTAGCTCAGGATTTATATTTTTAGTATCACCTTTTTCAATATGATTGATCGCTTTACTGGTTAGTTTGAATCGTTGGCCAAACTCTTCTTGAGTTTCGTCTAGAAGCAGCCTGACACGTCTGACAAATTGTGGAAGATCATTGGGCTGACTGTGGATCATCGCTCCTCCCGTAACTCTCTTTTAGCCTGCTCAATTACTGCTCGATCATGGGCATGGTTTACTGCGATTGATAGATAAAGAGTGCCAACCAAAAAGGCAATCAATATAACTGTTATAAGTAGACCCTTCACAGTTACTTTCATCACATTTCCTCCTTAGTATTCTTACAGTCATCAGATTCAAGCACCTTCACTGTCTCACTCGACAGGCCCTTTATCTGATTTGAAATGTCATCGACTACTGCTTGGAACTGCTGATCTGTCATATGCGCCGGTTTCCTAAAGTAGACGAGGGGCATTATTACGTTTGGTTCAGTAATGACTATTAGAGTAGGCGACTTAAAAGCATGTTCTAGGCCGTTCTTACAAATACTAAAACTAGTGATCTTGTTCATGACTTGTCCTTATGGTGTCCATCATGTTTGGGGCATACAATATCTGTGCGATAACCTGATGTTTTGTCGCCTAGCCCACAAATACATTCTGGCTCTTGACTCTTACGGTGTTGGAGCTGGGCCAAACGACTGTCCCTGTGTTTTGCCAGCGCGATGTAGCACTGATCTATAGCGCCATCAAGAGGAAGTTTGTTCAATTCATCAATTCGCGCCTTACGTTCTGCCTCCTCCAAATCTACCTGGTGGTGGGCGGCCAGGGCCTCTGCGTAGTCAGGGTTAGGACATTCAACATTTGAGCAAGTGATGTAGCCACCGCTGCCGACGAACAG